AGTATCAGAGCGAAAATTGATCGGCGGTCAAAATGAATAAGGAAATCACGGTTTCAAATCAAATAAGTGAAGATGAGGTCCAGCTTTTAAAAGATACAGTCTGTCGAGGGGCCACAAATGATGAATTAAAGCTATTCGTCGCAATCGCTCGCAAAACTGGCTTGGATCCTTTCACGAAACAAATTTACGCAGTAAAGCGATGGGATTCAAACCTAGGTCGTGAGGTTATGACAACGCAAACCGGAATCGATGGATTTCGTTTAATTGCCTCGAGGACGGGATTTTACGCTGGTCAGCTTGGCCCGTTCTGGTGTGGCGAGGATGGCGATTGGAAAGACGTTTGGTTAAAAAAATCTCCTCCAGTCGCGAGCAAGGTCGCTGTTCTCCACTCGCAATTTAAGGAGCCGCTGTGGGCTGTGGCAAAATTTGAAAGCTATGCGCAGCGTTTGAAATCCGGCGAGCTTTCTCGTTTTTGGGCTAAAATGCCCGAGTTAATGATTGCAAAAGTCGCCGAGAGCCTTGCGTTGAGAAAAGCGTTTCCTGCGGAGCTTTCCGGTCTTTATACGCCCGACGAAATGTCGCAGGCTGAAAACGAACCAGAAGAAACAAAAATGCCAACTGTGGCAGAAGCGCCCAAACAAGTTGCCGCAGAATTTACGCGACCAGCTTCTCAAGCTATTCCCGCGGCATCAAAATCCGAGCCGCAAAAAATGGAATCGGCGGGCGATTTTATTATGCATTTTGGCAAGGATACCAAAGGCAAAAAACTATCTGAATTAACTGCGTTTCAAATTTCGGGAGCCCTGCGCTGGGTAAAAACTAAAGCAAATCAAGATTTTCGTGATGCTCAAAAAACCAAAGAATTTATTTTTTGGTCCGAGCGATACTTGAAAAAAGCCTGTGACGAGGATTTGGACGCGGCTTTAAACCTAGACTCGGCTTATGACATAGCGAAAGCGCCATTAAGTGACTGGCAAAAGGAGGATTTTACATGAAATTAAATTTTACTGTTAGCTTGGGCGATATTGAAGTTGAAACAGACTCCGAAACTGGTCGCGTGGAATCCGCTTACGTTGTTTTTGAAAACGTAGCCGATCAAGCGTTTGGCGATGTTTTGCCTTTGATCGTAGGGCAAAAAAAATGGAGCGAGCTCATTGCAAAAGCCGTTTATGAGTTTAACCCTAACCCTGGCCCAGATTGCCTTGAGGATGACGAGTATGGTGTTCCGGTATGATTTAGTTCAGCGCGACACAAGTAAAGTTTTAGAATACGAGCTGGCTATTTCCGAGCTTAATCGGGAAATCGAGGCACTAAAAAGAACGATTGAGTTGAAAGATATTCAAATCACATCGGCGGCCGAAATGGTGGGCGATGCAGTTTACAAGCGAAAGCAGGACCAAGACACAATAAAAAAACTGCGCGATGAAATTTTTGAACTGAAAAACTCAATGAGCTATCGCATGACCAAAAAAATATGAGGTAAATGATGAACCTTTTCAATTGCTATCAAGCCCTTGCGTTCTATACCGCCGTCCCTTTTGCCATTCAATGGCTTGCCAATAATGGAAATTCAACTTGGGCAATTTTGCTTGGCGTTGGCGAATTGGTTGGGTTTTTTGCCCTCGGCGCCGCCGTTTACGAGGCGACTAAATGAGTGAAGAAAAAACAAATGAAAACGCAAAATGGAAAATAAAATATAGGGTTTTAGCGGGACCGCGAGAAATGCCAAGAATTTTATTTTCGACAAAGAGTTATGAATCCGCCGAAAAATGGCTTTGGAATTTTGACGGCAATGAAATTGAATTGAGAATTGAAAAAGTATGGATTCAAAAATGAGCGTTGAGGAATTGCATCAACAAATGATGTCAATGACCTTGGGTGATCTTTGTTTGCTATGCGGCCAAGCAATCAATCTGGGATTTGACAAAGAGCGCGTTGATTTGATGCTGAAATATTTAGAACTGAAAATGAGAGTTAGAAAATTAACCACGAAAGAAGAAGTGAAATGAAAAAAATAATTGAACAAGTTCAGAATGAAGGTCTTGAAAGTTTGCTCGGCGAAAGAGTTTTACTTTTTTGCTTTAAAGTGAAAGGCAAGAAGAGGTGATGCGTGGCTTGGATCTTTTTTCAGGCATCGGAGGGATTTCAATTGGGCTCAAACCATGGGTGCGAACCGTCGCATACTGTGAAAGCGACAGATACGCTCAAGCCGTCTTGTTGTCACGAATGCGGCAAGGTGATCTGGACCGAGCTCCCATCTGGGACGACGTTCGAACTTTGCGAGGGCGTATGCTCCCGCCCATCGACATCATTTTTGGAGGTTTTCCCTGCCAAGACATCAGCGTTGCGGGACGTGGTGAGGGCCTGGCAGGAGAGCGTAGCGGACTTTTCTTCGAAATTGTCCGACTTACAAAAGAAATTCATCCGACGTTTGTGTTCCTCGAAAACGTGCCCGCAATTAGAACTCGCGGACTTCGAGAGGTCGCAAGAGCATTTACCGATTTACGGTATGATTGTCGATGGACTTGTGTATCTGCCGCAGAAGTTGGAGCCCCACACCAAAGAAAAAGATGGTTCTTACTTGCCTACGCCAGCGGCGCAAGAAGCCGGGTACAACAAAGGCGGGGCGGCGGGGCGAGTTGGAAAGCTAAGGCCGTCACTCTCAACAATGGCGCGAAAGAATCTTTGGCCGACGCCGAAAGCGAGAGATTGGAAGGACTCTCCGAATCAGAAATGGAGAGAAAATGGACGCGACAAAAACCAACTCGCAATGAATGTATATTTGCAAAACAATGGTGGGCAGTTGAGCCCAACGTGGGTCGAGTGGCTTATGGGGTTCCCTTTAGAGTGGACCGTCTTAGAGGATTGGGCAACGCAGTGGTTCCAAGTCAAGCGAACAAGGCTTTTAAAAAATTATTAGGAATGGATGCAAAATGACCGACAATGAACTGCGCGACATTGGTTGGTGGAGCGGTGGAGTTACAAGCGCCGTCGCTATCAAAAAACACCTAGAGCAAGGTAACAAAACTTTAATTTTTTTCTGTGAAACTGGTAACCACCATCACGACAACCAGCGTTTTTTGAAGGCTTGTGAAAAATGGTATGGACAGGAAATCATAACCCTACGTTCAAACCGTTTTAAAAACGTCGAGGAAACAATAAGATACTCAAAATACATCAATGGGCCCGATGGTGCGAAATGTACAAGATACTTAAAAAAAGATTTGCGAATTGCCCTAGAAAAAATACTGCCATATCGAAAGCAAATCTTTGGTTTTGAATTTGAGCAGAAGCAAATTTTGAGGGCAAAAAGATTTGAGGAGCAATATCCAGCATCAAACGGAACTTTTCCTTTAATCGAAGCTCAGTTAAGTAAACTAGATTGCATGGATCTTTTGACAAAAGAAGGCATTGAACTTCCAGCAATGTATCGACTTGGTTATTCAAATGCGAATTGCATAGGATGTATTAAGGGCGGCATGGGTTATTGGAACAAAATCAGAGTCGATTTTCCAGAGGTCTTTGCTGCTTTTGCAAAGATTGAAAGGGAAATCAATGGCGCAATTTTGCGTCAAAAAAACAAAAGAATTTATTTGGATGAGCTGGACCCTTCCGCTGGGCGCCATGAGTCTATTGCATTGCCGGAATGCGGAGTCCTTTGTCCGGTTGAATTTTTAGAATAGAAAGAAAGATCAATGAGCGACGAATTGCGCGATAAACTTGAGAATGACTTTAAAGCCATGAGCGCGGCGTTTGAGGCGTTGAGCCTTGAGCGCGATATTTTTCGTGACGCCTTGCTAGTACAAAATGAGAACCTGGTCAAAGCGACGGCAAATTATAATCGAATCAATGAAGAAAAAAACAATCTTAACGAACAAGTTGAACAGTTAAGAGTTCAATTAGCTGGTTGTGGAGTTGCTGCTTTACAAAACACAGAATATTCAAAAAAAGATCGTGCTAAAAAAGGCGTTTATGGATGGAGTCAAAGTTATCAAGACGTATGCGATGCGGTAGATCGAGAGATTGAATACCGTGCCGCCGCAGAAAAGCTGGCCGAGGCGCTTGAATTTTATTCTCACAAAAAAAGCTATTCAATGATTGATGAAGGGCGAAACTATAACGTCGAATACGTTTGTTATGAGTTAAATCCTCAAACTTATAATGACGACGAATTGGGAACATTGGCCAAAAAAGCCCTGGCCGAATACCGCGAGAAATTTCCGAAGGTGAAAAAATGACCGCTACAGAAAAAACTATTGAAGAACTGTTTTCAGAAACTTCAATTTTTACTTGGCTGGGAATTGAGCTTTATTCTGGGATTAGTCGCGGGACTGTGAAGCGTTTAACGATTTACAATGATTTCCCGAAACCTCAACTTGTGCGCTATGGACGGCGAAGGCTTGCGGTTTTCCCGCGTCTTGCCGTTGACGAATGGCTTGATAAAAATGAATTGCCTACCTGTGTGCGGTATGGCTGGGGCACTGTTGAATGCAGACGATAAATTTAAAACTTGTTAAAAATCAAAATCACATCGGCCATTGTCAAATTACCTATACGACAAAAAACGAACTGGGCGAAAAGCTGGTTTATTGCCTGCAAGAAAACTGGCCTGGTCAAATTCGTTTGCTGCGATGCTCGCAGGATGGTGAGCCTAGCCATGAAATTAAATTTAAATCAGACGCTCGAGTATTTTTTGAAAAACCAATAATTGAGCCATACGATTCGAATTATGCGGAAAAATTAAAAACTCTCTGCATTCAATGGATTGAAAACTTTCATCAGGCGCAAAATAAAAACTAGACCTTTAGCCTGTTTTTTAAGCTGGTTTTCGGGCTACCGAGTGTTACGCTTTTAAACAATGAAACAGAAACCCGACCAGTTTCAAATGATACAGGAGCTCCAAGCCCTTGCGATTGATCTCGGTCGAACTCCCACGAGAGACGAGTATGTTGCAAAACTTGGACGCTATAACGAACTTATCTCTAATACTTTTGGGTCTTATTCCACTTTTTGCGCTGCTGCCGGACTAGAGAATGTAAAACCTGGACCTAGAAAAATAAATCAAGAGGTTTTTCGTCGCGATATTTTTAGCTTTTTGCCAAACCAAAAGCCTGCCAAGCTCCCAGTTAAAGAGCCCTTTGAAACTACTTTGTTCATTGGCGACACGCATTTCCCATTCGTTGACCAAGATGTTTTAAATCAAATTTACGCATTCTCTGAAAAGTATAAACCACAAATTATTGTCCAACTAGGCGACCTCTACGACGCCTATTCTCATGCAAAATTCCCGCGATCTCATAACGTATTTACGCCACGGGATGAAACTCGCATGGCTCGCGAAATGGCCGAGGAGTTTTGGCGTAAACTTCAAGCCTCCTCGCCCTCTTCAAAATGCTTTCAAATCGTTGGCAATCATGATGTCCGTCCAATGAAAAAGATTCTTGAAGTTTATCCCGAAGCCGAGGACTGGATAACCGAGCGATTAAAAAGTCTGTTAACTTTTGAAGGCGTTCAAACTTTTTATGATCCGCGGGAGGAATTAAAACTTCCAGGGAACATTAAAGTTTTTCATGGCTACCGAACTCAAGTTGGTTCCCATCGTGATTTTACTCTGTCGAATGTAGTTTGCGGTCATTCCCATGTGGGCGGAGTAGTATTCCGCCAGGTCCGCGATGAAATTCTGTGGGAATTAAACGCAGGCTATTGTGGCGACCCGAATTCAAAAGGATTAAGCTATACGTCGCAAAAAACGATTGTATGGACTAAAGGCTGGGGCTGGGTCGATGAGTATGGGCCTCGGTTTATTCCAGCGGTGAAAGATTGAAAAACTTAATGAAAAAAAAGCTGCCGAAAATGGTTAACATACTGGGGCATAATATCCCAATCAAACTCGTGGCAGAATGCGAACTCGAGCCCGAAAATGCCGCCGAGTTTTGTCCGGTTGAACAATCAATCAAAATCATGAAAACCTTGCCCGTAGAAGTGCAATGGCGGTTACTATTTCATGAGATCCGTCATGTTCATCAATTTCATTCGGGTCTAATGCAGATCCTTGATCGACAAGCCCTGGAGATGGATTGCGATTCTTTTGCCAGCATAATTATTTCGCTGAAACAGCAAAAAATCATTTGATTCAATTTGAGTCCCAGATATGATCCTTTTTGCCGCTCGCGGGTGAATCCGCTCACTCGACCGGACGGGCGGCTCTTTTGAACGAACCGAGGCGTAAACCTGAGATGACGCTTATCGATCAGCATGGAGCTGATCCGGTTCGTTGAGAGGAATTTTCAAATGTCCGAAGCAATTATTGAGGACGTCAAAAAATCCATGCTTTTAGAGCTCAGTGAATTGCGAGAGGAAAATGCAATTTTAAAGGCTCAAATTGAGCGGCTACATAAACGCCTTCAGTCTGTCATCCCTATTCCAATTGAGACCTTGCCGAATGCCAAAACCAATTTTTCAAGCAACGATCCCAGGGCGACCAATCGTCAAAAAGAATACTAAAAAAGTTACCAGGCGATATGGAAGAGTAAATGTTTTTTACTCGCCGCAGTTTATTGAATGGGAGCGGCGTGCGCTTCACGAATTATTAAAACTTTCTCGTGGCTCTCAACCGATTGATTTTCCGTTGATTGCTGTTTTCAATTTCTTTTTATCAAATCGTCAAGCCGAGCCCGATACTTCAAACCTCGTTGAAGGTCCGCAGGATGCTTTAACAAAGGCGAAAATTATTATTGATGACAAAATCATTTACGGGCTTCACGCCACAAAAGATTTTGATAAAAAAAATCCACGAACTGAAATCAAACTTTATCGGCTCGATGAAATTGAGGTTTTAAAATGAAGCCAGGAACAAAGGCAATTTGGTTTCGATATTGCTCGCGAAAGTCCATGCTAAAGCCAGCCGAAAAAATTCCGGTAGAAGTTGTCAGCATTGGTAAAACTATGGTTCGAGTTCGCTTGCCAGACGGCAAATGCAAAAATGTTTTTGCCTACAACCTGGAGCCCGTAAAATGAGCGTGACAGAAATTAACCCAATTCAGCAAATTTTAAAAAAAGCCCAAGAAAAATCATCACAAACTTCGACGTTAGTCATTGGTCTTATGGATGTTGACGGCCGCATTGAGGTCAATGCCTTCTCACGAGCCAATGGCGTTGCACCGATCGCACTGGTGCAGAAGATGATAGATATTTATTTGACCGAAAGTTTTAAAAATGATTTCGGCAGGAAAGACCCATGAAAATTGTCGTACAAAAAGCTGCCTGGAATTTTTTACTTGGGTTTTGCTTTGGAACTGGTACAGTTTCAAGCGTTCTGATTGCTGTAAAAATTTGGGGCTAATAAATGAAAATGAGCGAAAAAGATCGCGATTCCTTCAAGGCAAAATTTTGGCTGACAAGATCAAAAAACCTAAAGGCCGAGCGGGATGTTTTGCTTGAACAGGTTAAAACACTGAGGCAAGCCCTTGAGCCTTTTGCAAAACTTGCTGAGGTTTATTCAAACGAAGCTCTGACAAAACACAAAACCCAGCCTCTTCTTTTCAGTGTCCTAGGTGAAAAAGTCGTTGCCGCTCGACTTGCCTTCAGTTCAACATCAAACTTCAAATTTTCTGGGATGTAGCCAAGTAGGTAAGGCAGCGCACTGTTAATGCGCCCACCGCAGGTTCGAGTCCTGCCATCCCAGCCATTTTAAAGGGATAAATATGGTCAAATTGCCAGAAGGATATGCAATCAATCCAAGTCATATCGTGGCCATTTTGCCAATCGAAGATCAGGGTTCAAGGATCCTGTTTGATGTAAACGACACTCTTCGAGATACCGATAAGCTAGTCGCTCTTTCGCTATACACCAAGCTCAAATGCGATGAGATTCTAAAACTAATTAAGCCATCTCGAGTTCAAAATGACTGAGGCTCAAAAAAACAAATGTTCAGAGCTTGCCCGCGAGGAAGCTCAAACCGCATATCAATGGGCATCAAGGCATCTATCGGAAAAAAATCCGCTAATAGCCTATGAGCTTGGAGTCCAAGCGGGATTCAAACTCGGGTATGAGCAAGGAAACCGAGACCTTTTTTATCAAGCACAAAAAGTCATTGATAGTTTAAACTCGTTTTTGAAGGGCGAAGAAAAGGAATTCCCAGCCCAGATTCTCCAAAACTGGAGGGCTCAAAATGTGCGAGGATCAACTGTCAACGATGTTTGTTCTCACGGTTTGCATCGCATATCTCCTGATGATGTATCTTTTCCTTAAATACGATGAGTTTTAAATAAAATTTAACCGTCAAGGACGACGAATGAACCGCGATCAATATGGCCTGCCCGTTCAATCCGATGGCGATGCCAACGACCAGCTTCAACGAACAGGATTCGCCCTGACCGCCTATGGCCTCGGAAGCGAAAAAACAAATGCCTGGTCAGTCACGGACTTTTATTATGGCTTGATTTATCTTTTGCAAGGCCCGCTAGGGATTTGGAGGCGCCATGCTCAAGCGAATCCAAACAACTGTTCAGCCGATCAAATCATTGCAGCCGTTGGCGCTTGCATCGTATGGCAGGAAATAAATGCAGCGGCTACCAGCTTCGCTCAAATGCTCAAGAGGTTTGGCTTTGCGCAAAATTATAAAGATGGCTTAAGCAATGACACTCAATCAAAAATTCCTGATTTCATGTTCTTTCGGGCTATGCCTCTTTTTTGCCGCATGGGCTGGGCTGGGTATCCCTTTGCTGTGGTGTTTGATTTTTATTTGCTGGCGCTCGCTTTAGGCGATTGGGTTTATTTAAAAACCGAAAAGGATCCCGTTGATATTAACAACACCCTTCTAACTATTGTTATTTGCCGAAAAATTTACCCTACACCATTTTCCATTGCCGCATATTGGATGTGGCCTAAACTGCGCCCGACAATAAAGCAAGACCTCGCCCGATATCACCGCACCGAGGCTGGTGGCAATCCAGAGATGGCAGAACTTTGGTTTCCTTTAATTGATGAAATGACGCATTGAACACTTGCAACATTGCTGGTGGTCCGTATCATTAAAGGTGAGCGTTAGCCATTTCGCTCATCGGGCTTGCCGCTTCACTCCCGAGCGGGTCTCACTCAAGCCCGATTTTTATTTTTAAAGGGTCGCTCATGTCACAAGATGACAAAGACCAGATTGAGGCGATCTACATTTTCAAATCTGGTTTCGCCTTTCATTCAACTACTACCTACCCACACCAAAACCATCTCATCCTAGCTTGGCAAGAAGAGGGACACGCCGAGCCCTACCTTGAGCTCGAGTTCGTTTACTTCGGGCACTACCGAAACCGGATCATGTATCATGAAATTGACTCCGATGGCCCAGTCGAAACAAGCCACTGATTGCCATAGCTTGCATATCGGCAAATTTTGCCGCATTCTTACTGCATGAGCGATCATGTTGCGGAAAAGAAAATTAAAACGGGACGCGGCTTGCACCCGAACTCAAAAAAAAATCTCAAACCCATTGAAAAGGGCGAGGTTCGAAATCCTTTAGGCGGTCGAGCTCATGACCCGCATTTAAAAGTTCTTCGGAGCTTTACAAATGAATACATGAAGGAAATCCTTGAGCTTGCTGTCATGGAAAATATCGAAGGCCTAAAGGCAATAATAACGAATCAAGATTCGCCAGCCATTCAGGTCGGGATTGCTAGAGCTCTTGTTGAGGCCATTCGGCATGGTGACTGGGGCACTCTTGAAAAAATTGTCGAGCGGCTGATCGGAAAAGTTCCAGATCGCGTCCAAGTTCAGGCTCAAGTACAAACAGAAAACAGTATTAAAATCGAATTCGTGAAACCTTGAAGCTTCCAGAATACGCCGAAAGGCTTTTTGAACCGAAGCGATATAAAGTTCTCTATGGTGGCCGAGGCTCGGCGAAATCATATTCTGTTGCTCGAATTTTGCTAGCGGTGGGAGCCAGTCGTCCGATTCGCGTGTTATGTGGCCGTGAGTTTCAAAACTCTTTAAATGACTCGGTTTATCGTCTTTTGCTTGAGCAAGCCCAGGAAATCGGCCTCGGTGATTTTTATCAAGATTCAAAAGGTGGCATTCAAGGTCTTAACGGGACCGAGTTTATTTTTAAAGGCGTTCGCATGAATATTGCCAGCATCAAGTCTATGGCTGGCCTTACCCATTTGTGGCTTGAAGAGGCTCATACTATTTCCCAGCTTTCATGGGATATTCTCGTCCCGACAATTCGTGAACCCAATTCGGAAATCTGGGTCACGTTTAACCCTGATCGCGAGGATGATCCGATTTATTCCATGTTCGTTGGCGTCGATGGAAAGCCAAAAGATCGCGATGATTCAGTCATCCTCAATGTAAACTGGCATCAAAATCCGTGGTTTCCTGACGTTCTAGCCCGAGAAAAAGACTATCTTTATCGAGTCAATCCAGATCTTGCGGCTCATGTATGGGGCGGGAGAGTTCGCTCAAATTCAAGTGCTCAGATTTTCAAAAACAAATACCGAGTCGAGGCTTTCGAGCCCGAGCCGCACTGGGATGGGCCTTACTTCGGAGCAGACTGGGGCTTTTCGACGGATCCCACGGTTTTAACAAAAGCATATCTCGATACTCAATCGCGCCAAGTTTTTATCCGCGAAGCTAAGTTTGGATTTCACATCGAACTGGATTACCTGGCCGATATGTTTGACCGCGTTAAAGACTCTAGGCGCTACATAATTCGCGCCGATTCTGCAAGGCCGGAAACGATCAGCTATCTTTCGCGTAAAGGGTTTAGAATTCAATCAGTGGGAAAATGGAAGGGATCAGTCGAAGACGGCGTTGAATGGCTAAGGAATTGGAAATGCGTTGTCATCCATCCCGATTGCGAGCAACAATTCATGAATGACGGCGTCGCATCCAATTATGGCATGATTACCGAGGCGAAGAACTATTCTTTTAAAACGGATCGTTTAACGGGAGATGTTCTGCCCGATATAGTTGATGCTTTCAACCACGGCTGGGATTCGATACGATACGGATTCGAGCCACTTATCACGAAACAAGTCAGCATTTTGGACGTTTTGTAGCGAGGGAATAAATGGAAGAAAAAAAACGCGGGCGACCGAAAAAAATCAAAAATCAGGAAGCCATTCAAAACGGACCAATGAGCGAAGCGATTCTCGGCTTTAATCCTGGGATGCTAGGAACCCAGGTTGAACAAGTTGATACGCTATTCGTAAACCTGCGCTATTACCTCGTTTCAAATATGCGCCAGCCTCTTTCGCAAGCCTACGTTGAGCTTGGTTTGGTTCAAGCCATCGTAGATACGCCCGTCGCTGATGGTTTTCGCGGTGGCGTAGATATTAAAACCAAACAGCTTGACGAGGATCAGCTTTATCTTTTGCAGGCCACCATTGAGCGCCAAGAGGACTTGCAGGTCGTGGCCGAAGCTGTCCGCTGGAATCGACTTTTTGGCGGTTCAGGCGTGGTTATTATCACCGAGCAAGACCCAGAATCCGAACTTGATATGAATACAATTCAGCCAGGTGCGAAGCTAGAATTCCGCGCCGCAGATATGTGGGAGCTTTTCTGGTCAAAGCAATCCACGAGTGATTACTCACAAGTGATTGATTCTCATATGCCTGAAGACCAGGTTGAGTTTTACAACTACTATGGCCAAAAAGTTCACAAAAGCCGCGTAATAAAAATGAAAGGGATTCAAGCCCCGTCGTTTGTTCGTCCGCGTTTGCGTGGATGGGGCGTATCGGTAGTTGAAACCCTGATCCGTTCAATTAACCAATATCTCAAATCAACCAATTTAGTTTTTGAGGTTTTGGACGAATTCAAAATCGATGTCTACAAAATCAAAAACCTGGTCAATACGTTGATGTCGCCCAACGGAGCGCAAAAAGTAATGGAGCGGGTTCAGCTTGCGAATAAGCAAAAGAACTATCAAAACGCTATTACGATGGACTCCGAGGATGATTACGCTCAAAAAGAGCTGTCATTTACAGGGATTGCCGAAACGATGGACGGTATCAAAAAGCAAATTGCCGCCGATATGCGAATGCCGCTTACTAAAATTTTCGGCATTTCGGCATCGGGCTTTTCATCTGGCGAGGATGATATTGAAAATTACAACGCCATGATTGAAAGCCAGGTGCGTGAAAAAAGTAAATTCGGCATTTTGAAGGTTATCGAACTTCGGTGCCAACAGTTATTCGGTTTTATCCCAACGGATCTAAGCATCGAATTCAAGCCCTTGCGAATGTTAAATGCCGAACAAGAGGAAAACGTAAAAACCGCCAAGTTTAATCGCTTAATTCAAGCAAAACAGGCTGGACTAATGACTGATCTTGAATTTCGTGAAGCCTGCAATCATGACAACCTTTTCCCAATCCAGCTCGATACAACGCCGATGGCAATGGGCTCGATCGAGGTTGAGGACAATCAGCCTACGCGGGATCCCGAAACGCTGGCGAATGATTTTAATAGGTCTTCATTGAACTATTTGAAGCTCGCATATGAAGCCGATGGAGGTGATAAGCAATTCGCCGCTTATCATGAAAAGGAAATTGAAAATCTACCGGATCAAGAACTGGTAAAAAAATGCGAAGACGAATCAGAAAAAATTTTCGGCAAGGTAAAATGGCAGTTTGTCTTCTGGGCGTACAAGTTTCACGGAGGAAAAGGAAAATGACAATAAGTTGGCAGCCAGGAGTTACGCTGGAACAAGTTGAAAAAGATGTCATTTTACACGCCCTGAGGTTTTATGATGGAAACAAAACTCGAACAGCCGCAGCCCTTGGAATCGCGATTAGAACACTCGACGCAAGACTCGAGGTCTACGGACTGGCAAAAAAAGAAAATGGAAAATCGCTTGAACAAAAAAGCGAAACACTACAAATTGCCCGAGCATCTAACTTGGAATCCAATGAAAGCGATTCCGAGGAACCAACCTTGCCCATGCGGGAGCCTTCGGAAGTTCAAAAACTGCCACTTGAAAGAGCTGCCCGATATTCTGCCAAAAGAGGTCGCTAGTGGATTTGGAAGTCGTTTGGAAACCAGGGATGACACTTAAACAAGCCGAGCAAAAAATTCTCGCTGCCGCCATCAAAAAGTTTAAAAATAAAAAAAATGCGGCTCGCGCTCTTGGAATTGGCCGAGCTACAATTTATCGGAAGATGAATGATCGAACTGCCAGCGATTAAAGATTCAGACGAGGAGTACGCCGAAATTGAAAAGCGTATTGCGGAACTTTTCAAAAAGGAAATTTTCGCACCTATTCTCAAACAGCTTGGCATCTCTTCAATGGTTCTTAAAAATTCACTTTTTGATCTGGTGTCTGCGATTCAGTCTGGACGCATTGTCTTTTATCGTGGACGATTTACAGGACGATTTAGCGCAAAAGTGTCGAAGGAACTGGCTAATCTTGGCGCGAAGTGGGATCGAAAACAAGGATCGTGGAAAATCTCACTGTCGTCATTGCCTCCCGATGTTCGAATCGCAATCCAAGCCAGTGAAGAAGGCTTCAACAAAAGCATCGCAAAAATTCAACAAAACCTTCAAAAAATCAGTCCAAAAGATATCGCCGACAAAATCCAGGTCCAAGACCTTTTCGATCGCGCTATTTGGAAGATGGACAAAAAACTGACCGAAAATATTAAAAAAATCACCGTCGTTCCAGAGATGACAAGTCATCGCGTAGAAAAAATATCGATGGATTATGAAAACAATATGAAACTCTGGATTGAAAAATGGACGGAAGAGGAAATAATCGACCTTCGCCAGCGCATACAAAAATCGGCTCTTGAAGGCGTTCGTTATGAGGCCATGACGAATTTGATTCGAACGCGCTATGATGTCAGCTACAATAAAGCTAAATTCCTCGCCCGTCAGGAAACTCATCTTTTCATGTCAACTATTCGTGAGGCTCGGTACGAGGAGGCGGGCATTTACGAATACCGTTGGCAGTGCGTGGCTGGATCTCCTAAGCATCCCGTCCGGCCCATGCACAAGGCGCTCGAAGGCAAGATTTTCCGCTGGGATTCGCCACCGATTACATCGCCAGATGGCCGCCGAAACAACCCAGGGCAAGACTTTAACTGCCGATGCGCAGCCCGCCCAATAGTACGCAAGGCAAAATAAACGGCAAGTTTTGCCGAGCTGGAAAAATTTATTTTGAAAATCTTATTTTGGGTGTCAGTATTTTGCCAGAGGTCAAATGAAAATTCACAATGCAAAACAGAAACCCGCCCGTTTTTTCGGTCTTCATATGGCCGAGGGCGTGGCTGAGTATCGTGAAGAAGGCCAACAGCCCTATCGAATTTTTGTGGGCGAGGAAACGCTCAAGGAAATGGATCCAACCTACGAAGGCTGTCCAGTCTATGTCATGCACGTTGATGAGGTAAATCTCGACAACTTGCAAACCGAAGCCGATGGATACGTCGTAAAAAGTTTTTTCAATAAAGCTGACGGCAAGCATTGGGCTGAGTTCATCATTGTTAGTGATAGGGCTCATGAGGCGCTTCGCGGTGGATGGAAATTATCAAATGCTTACATTCCAAAACAGATGGGCCCTGGTGGACAGTGGCATGGTGTAGACTTTTCAAAAGAGATTACAGATGGAGTCTATGAGCACTTGGCTATTGTTCCAAATCCTCGTTACATGGAATCCATTGTTTTGACGCCCGAAGAATTTGCAAAATACAATGCCGATAAAGAGGCAGAGCTTAAAAAGTTGTCAAACTCACAAGGAGAGAAATCAATGTTCAGTTTGTTCAAAAAGCAGAAGGTTGAAAATTCTGCTGAATTGGTTGAGATGTCCGTTGTTTTGCCGAAAAGCAAAATCGAAAGAACTGTTGCCCAGCTTATTAACGAAGCCGATGCAATGGAACACGCGAAGAAAAACGATGATATGGTCGCCCATCCTGAAAGCCATGTTCTCGTTGGTAAAGAAAAAATGAAAATCAACGACCTCATAAAAAAGTATCAAGATATGTGCAACGAGCTTGAGGTCATGAAAAAAGAAAAAGAAGAAAAAGAAGCCGTAAAAGATGATGCCGATGCCGCTGTTAAGGAAATGAAAAAAGACGATGACGACGCAGGTGCGGCAAAACACGAGGAAGAAGTTCCCGCTGTTAAAAAAGTAAACGACGAAGTTCCCGCCGATGATAAAGAAGCCCTCAAAAAAACCCTTGAGCTTGCAGAGCATGAGGTTTTGGAGATGGAAGGCAAAAAGAAAAATAACTTCGAAAAATTGAAAAATGCCGAGCAACGAGCGCGTGATTTTGAAGTAGTCCGCGTGGAATTGTCCGAAGACAAGGTCGCTCGCGGTAAATCACGTTACGGAAGCAATTAAGTTTTTAAAAAAAAGAAAAGGAGAATACTATGTCTTTGACCGCAGGAGCTCTCTCTCTCGTATCGAAAACTGATGTTCAAGTTGTTGCTGTTAGCGCAGCGGCGACCTCTGGAACAGCTCCCTACACTTACCAATGGTATCGCTCGACGACCTCGGGCTTTACTCCTGGAGCTGGAAATATCATTTCCGGCGCGACTTCACTCAATCTGACCGATACTGGTCTAATTCCCAATACGACTTATTACTATAAAGTCGTGGTAACTGATGATGCGGCCGCGACCGCTGAATCAGCTCAGTTGGCAGTTGCTACTTTAGCTCAAACTCAAAATCCTAACCAGTTTGCGGAAACCGCACTTCTTGGCATGGTTGATTTGAAGCTAAATCTCAACACTATTTCGGTAGAGGTTGACGCTTCTGAGATGGGAACTCTTTACGCTGGTTCGCCTGTGGTGATCGTTGATTCTGCTGGTGGCATTCCTAAAGTCGTAAAACCTGCGGCATCTTCGGATACCATCCTCGGATTCATTAACTATGACATCAAATCTCGCGCGTTCGTGGCTGGTGACAAGGCCGAGGTTTCCTTGAGCGGAAACGTAATTTATCTTTACGCGACTGCTGCTATTGCTCGCGGCGCGATGGTAGTTGTCGATGTCGAAAATAACGGTGTCGCTCCTATGAACGGTTCTGGTGGCGAATCTGTTGTTGGATGGGCGGTAGATAAAGCTGCGGGCCTTGGTTCGTTGATCCGCGTCTTCTTGATGACTCCTGGATTCTTGAAAGATGGCGTTTAATTAACCAATTTTTAAAAATAATTTTGAAAGGAAAAATCAAATGTTGAGAAAAATTAAAGCTCCCGTAATCACAAACTCAAAGGGCGAGCCAATCGTCCTCAACGAGCAAGAGCAATATCACGCACAATATACTCAGCGTCTTGTAAACGAGCGTTTCGGGAACTCTCTGGGTTACGAAATTCCGATCACTACCCTGACAACCATCATGAAAAAAATCACGGAGCAAAAATTCTTCGAAATTGCTCCTGCTGACTATATGCCCGTTCGCGTAGGCGAAGGCGCTTGGTCGGCTCAGTTGACCACTTATCGCTCGTTTGTAATGGGCGATCAGTTCGAAACTGGCGTGATTAACACTGGTGGAAATAACAGCCGCTTGGCGGTTGCAGATGCGGGCGTTGACGCTCTTAACATCAAGGTTTTCAACTGGGCGAAAACCATTGGCTGGAGCATTTTCGACCTCGAACTTGCTGCGAAGTCGGGTAACTGGGACCTTGTTACTGCAAAAGAAAAAGCCCGTAAAAAGAACTGGGACCTCGGCATTCAGCGCGTAGCTTTCTTGGGCGCTCGTGGCGACAACTTGACTGGTGGGGCTTGCCTCGGTCTTTTGAATCAAGCTGGTGTAAATGTAAACACTACTATCATTCAAAAGCCCATTAGCGAAATGACCACTACAGAGTTGAAGGCATTCACCGCAGCGGTCATCGAAGCTTATCGCTCGAACTGTCAACGGACTGCGTTCCCGACCCATTTCATCGTTCCTGAATCCGATTACAACGGACTGGCAAGCATGGCGTCAGCCGACTTCCCGATCAAGTCGGTTCTCGAATTGCTTGAAGGTATGTTCAAAACCATCACTCGTAATGCTGATTTCAAAATCTTGCCGCTCGCTTACGCTGACGCAGCTTACAACGCGGCTGAAATCAACAAACAGTGCTATGTTTTGTTGAAGTACGATGAAGAGTCGGTTCGAATGGATATTCCGGTTGATTACACCAACACTCTTGCAAACTCGATCGATAACTTCTCGTTCCAAAACGTGGGTTACGGTCAGTTCACAGGCGTTTTGGCATATCGCCCGCTCGAAATGCTTTACTTCCAATACTAAGATTGTCTCGTTGGCGGTTCGGCTTCGGCCGAGCCGCTTTTTTTGAGGTGACTTGTGGCTTATACTCAGCCTACCGTTAGCGATTTTAAATTATTTTTTACTCGCGATTTTCCCTACGGTGTCACCAATCAAACCGTAATGGATTCCGATATTTTTCGGGCCATTACTCAAACCTCAATGGATTTCCCAGTCACTTTATTTCCCGATCAAGGCTCGTATAACGTCGGATTTTTGCTATTGTCTGCACACAATCTTGTAATGAACCTAAGGGCATCATCCCAGGGAATTAACGGACAGTTTGCATGGCTTCAAGGCTCGCGTTCGGTAGGCTCTGTCAGCGAAAGCATTTCCATCCCGCAGCGAATCCTAGATAATCCGATGTTTAGCTACCTGTCGAAAACGAACTACGGAACTCAATACCTCATGATGATTTTGCCTCTCATAAGCGGCCAAGTTTTCACAGTCGAGGGAGCAACGCTGCCGTGAGCGAACTCAACATGAAAGAACTCGAAAAGCTGATGAAAACGCTGAAAGAAGATCAGCTTCGAGTTTGCGTTGGGATTTTGGGTTCAAAATCAGTCCGATCTGATGGCGCAAAAACTAATGCGGAAATCGGTGCCGTTCATGAGTTCGGTGGCAAAAAAATGCCGATGCGTTCTTTTTTGCGAATGCCAATTACTTTAAATTTGATGAAAGACCTAGAGGGATCCGAAAACTTTAACCCTAGCGTTTTAAAAAAAGTTATGGCCGAAGGTTCAACAAAAGCATGGCTTGAAGTTATCGGTGCCGCGGCCGTTGGAGTAATCCTAGACGCATTCGACACTGGCGGATTCGGAAAGTGGAAAAAATCAAACATGACTCGTAAAAAAAACCATCAGACGCTCGTTGAAACCCAACAGCTTCGCGATGCTATTTGGTACGAGGTCCGCTGATGATTATTAACGGAAAAGACTTACCTCTTAATCAAAACTCCGGTACTGTGCCCGACGTTTCGGGAGCTCTCAAAAACTGGTTTCAACCGATTAGCATGACTTCTATCACCAAAACTGTGGTGAACTTTAAGGTTATTGAATCGGGAACTCCCATCGAGACGCTCGGCGTGTGGCAGCCATTCTCAGGCAAACAGCTCGCAATGAAGCCGGAGGGGCAGCGTAAATGGGGCTGGTGGACGCTGCACGCCGAGCCTGGTCTTGTCCTAGAGCCCGATCAAATTGTGACCTACTTGGGCATCAATTATCGCGTGATGAGACAACAAGACTATCGCTTGTATGGCTATGTTGAATATGAGCTGGTTGAGGATTACGAATGAGCCTCGTAATTGCAGCCAACACGTTAGCCTTGCGACCTAATCGCCAGACATCAGTCGGGGCCTCTGGAGGCGTCGAGCCCTACGTTTTTTCGGTGATGTCTGGGCCTGGTGCTATCAACCCATCCACGGGTCTTTTCACGGCCGGTCAAACAACCGGATCAGTTATTGTCCAAGTTGAGGATGCGGCTTCGGATATAGCTACTCTTACGATTGCAGTTCTTTCGCCTTTGGATTGCCTCTGCGATATTATAAAAAAGGAAATGCAGCTCGCCGACGATCAAGTTTTCCTTTGGGATCAAAAATTCAATCTTCCCAAGGATTATCGTCCTTATGTTTCCGTAGCGCAGGTTTCCAGTAAAGTTTTCGGAAATACTAACGAAGCGATCGTAAGCGGCGGCAATTTGATTGAACATCAATTCGCAAATGTAATGGCTCAGGTTGATATTAGTATCATGAGCCGAGGGTCCGATGCTCTCGACCGAAAAGAAGAGGTCGTTTTAGCTTTACGATCAATCTACGCTCAACAGCAAATGGAAACAAACGGCTTCAATGTTGGGATTTTGCCGACAGGTTTTGTAAACTTATCCGAAATAGATGGAGCTGCAATCCCGTATCGTTTTACCATTACTGTTAATATGCAATACGCCTTTTTGAAATTTAAAAACGCCGCTTATTTCGATCAATTTGACGTAAGCGTTGAACAAGTTGAACCGTGATTTAGGAGGTTTTTATTATGGCAAATCAACTCTCACTTGCAAACGTGGTAAATATCTCAGTCGCGGCCGCTCAAGCTGGCGTGGGATCATACAACACGAGCAATCTGGCCCTTTTTACAAGCGAGCTTTTCAATCCAGCTACTTTTGGCAGTGATGGCTATAAAATCTATCTCAGCCCTTCAGAAGTGGCCGATGATTTTGGTTCCACTTCTGACACCTACAAAATGGCAAACTCGGTATTTTCTCAGCAACCGAACATTTTGGCTGGTAACGGCTACCTGGTAATCATCCCGATGCTGTGGTCGATGCAAAAAATTACCTTTGACGGCGTTGCAGCCTCGGGATCGTTTGATCTGACTCTTCCAGAGGGAACGATCACCGTTAACTGGAACGATTCCGCAGCTACAATCCAAACCGCATTGCAGTCGCTTACAGGCCTTAGCAATTTGATCGTGTCGGGCTCGATTGCTGGTCAGGAATTGACTATTACTTTTGTCGGCTATTATGGGCCGACTACTCTCATCAGCTTGTCCAACGATACTCTCCAGGATTCAATGAGCGCTCCGGTTATTCCGACGGCTTCAATGTTTTTGGTCGGCGAAACCGTTGAGGATGCAGTTTTGAGAACTGAGGACTTGGTTCAATACTTCGGAGTTATGTCTAATCAAGTTTTGAGCCAGAGCGATGAAATTGGGCTCGCTGGTGCGGTTCAACCGTTGAATAAAATTGCCTTTGTTGTTTCGCGCACTGAGGCCGATATCGAGGTGGGTGGAAAAATCGACTTGCTGCGATCTGGCGGCTACACTCATACACGAGGGCTCTTTTACGGAGCAGACAATGACACTGACGCTTTCGTAATGATGGCGTCTTATGCTGGCCGAGCTCTTTCGGTTAACTTCGCGGGCTCGAACACCACGACCACCATGCACTTGAAAGATTTGACGGGCGTTCAGCCCGATCCGATGCTGACTCAAACGATGCTGGTAAAAGCTCAAAACGCAGGCGCCGACGTTTATGTTTCCCTTCAGGGCGTAGCAAAAGTTTTCTGCTCGGGCGAAAACAGCTTTTTCGATCAAGTTTACAACCTTCAATGGCTTATCGGCGCTCTACAGGTCGCGGGCTTTAACTACTTGGCACAGTCATCGACAAAGGTTCCTCAAACCGAAAGCGGCATGGATGGCTTGAAAAAGGCTTATCGCGACGTTTGCGAGCAAGCTATCACGAACCAATACATCGCGGGCGGGGCATGGAACAGCTCGACGACTTTTGGTAATCAGGCTGACTTCTTGGCAAATATCACGCAGCGAGGTTACTACATTTACTCCTCGCCTGTGGCTAAACAACTTCAAGCAGACCGCGAGGCCCGCATTGCTCCTTTGGTTCAAATTGCAATCAAGGAAGCTGGTGCAATCCATAGCTCGAACGTGGTCGTTTACGTTAACGCTTAAAGTTTTTGGAGGTTTAAATGTCTACAATAGCAATGTCTGGAGCGGATTCGCTCATCATCAATAACCGGATTCTGGCCGATTTCGCCGATGGAAATTATGGCGAATTGACCTTCCCAAACGAAATTGCCAGCGTGAAAACTGGTAAAAATGGAAACTCAATCTACGCGCTAAACGAGACTGGCCGTCAGAGCGAGTTAAAAATCCGCCTTATCCGCGGGTCCTCGGACGATAAGTTCATGAACGGACTCATTGCAAACCAGCAAGCAAATTTTGCCGGATTTGTCTTGATGATCGGTCAACTTATTAAGAAAATCGGTGATGGCCTCGGTAACGTAGGAAACGACACCTACTTGATGAGCGGTGGAATTTTCACCAAACAAGTAGAGGCAAAAGCCAATGCCGAGGGCGATAGTGAGCAGAGCGTGTCGATCTACACTATCAAATTCAGCAACAACCCGAGAGTGATTACATGATTCGAACCGTGAAGCTGCCGAGCGGAGCTGAATTAACAGTTCAGCCCGCTCCTTTTGCAGACTCTAAGGCGCTTTATCAAGCCGCCCTAGATGAACTGAAGGCGATGAAACTCGATCCAAGCGATGAGGTCGGAGTTAATCTTTACAAGGATCTTTTTTGCATTGGTTTCTCGTCAAAAAAAATTGAACTGGCGTTAAACGAATGTTTGAAAAGATGCCTCTACAACGGCAGCAAAATCACGGCTGAAACCTGGGAGCCCGTAGAGGCTCGCCAGGACTATTGGCAAACCTGCATCGAGGTAGCAAAGGAAAACATCGACCCTTTCGCGAAAAGCCTCTTGTCAGAGTACGGACACGTTTTGGCGATGCTCCAAACCGACCTGACATCGAGGCAAACGACGACGATTTGATAATTCATTTACGACTTGTCAAAATGGGTTACGGATCGTTGAACGAGGTAAAAGAGTTTGATGCCAGAACGGTCCTTCAAATTTTTTTCTTCGAACAGTTTTGCAGCGATTACGAAGCCGCTTTTTTGGAGTTGAATAAATGAAAATTGCAGAATTATTTGTCGAACTAGGCTTGCGCGGCGATAACAAGGCTCATAAGCAACTGGGCGGAGTTCAATCGGCTCTAAAGGGAATCGCCTCAACAAGTCTTCAAACAAAAGCTGCAATTCTCGCGGCCACATATTTTTTGGATAAAATGATTATGACGGCTGGCCGGACAGGGACCAGCCTTTTAAATTTTTCCAGCGTTACGGGTCTTTCAACAAAAGACCTTCAGCAATGGCAATATGCCGCACGACAGGCTGGCGTTGATGGCGAGGAGCTTGCGGGCTCAGTCAAGTCAGTTCAGTCGGCAATGACTTCAATGCTTTTGGGCAAAGGCGCTCCCGAAGGCATGGCGATGCTGGCGAATAAAGTCGGGTTCGATCCATCGCGCGCTCGTGACACCTTCTATGTCATGGAAAAGCTGCAAGAGTTTGCAAAAAAGGTTCCTCGTGATGTGGGAACGGCAATGCTCGCCTCGTTTGGTTTAACGGAGGGCGTGATCGCGGCAATGTATCGCAACACCTTCCGGCCTGAATTGATGGCAAAAGCGCCAAGATATTCTGAAGGTGAAATTGCTACCTTGAATAAGGTAGACGTAGCCTGGGCAAATATCTTCACAAAAATTAAAATGGCAACGGGACATCTGGTCGCAAGGCATGGACTAATCCTTGTAAAAGATATTAGTCACTTGGTTGATACCGTCGCAAAACTTGCGAACTCATTTGTCGTTTTAGCCGAAAAAATTAAGCTCGTCGAAATCGTGGGCAAGGTTTTTGAAGGCTGGAGTATGATTTTTGATCTCATTACAAAATCCATCGGGGCCATGATGGAGTTTTTTGGGCTTGCTGGCAAAAATCTGCCTAAAGATCCAGTCTCTATGTTTAGCGATTGGTTAGGGAAAAAGGCTGAATCGGCAGGAGAGGCTTACGGGAAGGCATACTATGAAATTGAGGCCTATAGATCACTTGTAAAACCATCGGCCAAGTCTGGCGTTGTAAACACTAACAACATCACAGTCCATAATCACGGAGTTAAAGACGCGCAGGACAGCGCGAAGCATTTCGGACGAGAATTAAATCGAGCCTATCGTCAAATGAATCAAGCTCAAGGCGGTTAAAATGGATTTATCATCTCTCTCAAATGCCTCGACCACAGCGATTTCGCTTTCGAATTTAATCTTAGTAACTCCTAATCAAACTGTAGGCTATCAGCCACAAAACGACCCGAGCTATGTGCGAGATACTCAAAACCCACTTCCCTCGGCGCTTTTATTTAATTACGAGGGCGAGCAAACTGTCGCTTTAACCTCGGACATTACCGATCATTTTATTGAAAACAATACTGTGGTAAACGATCAAATTGCCCTTCGCCCGATTATTGTCACCACTCATGGTTTCGTTGGTGAGCTTAATAATATCGCGCCGCCCGAGCTCACAGTTTTGAAAACTATCGCCTCAAAATTGACCACGATTGGCGCTTATACTCCCTCTCTGTCCGAATCGGCAATTCTTGCATATGACAATGCTTTACAGACCTACAATACGGTTCAGGCTGTGAAAAAAGCGGCCGTGAGCGCATGGAGTTCAATCAATGGCGGATCACAAAGTGGGACCAGCGTAATCAATGGATCTGGGATCGAGGCAGAAAAAAATCAAACTGAACAGCAGAGGTATTTCCAGCAATTTTACGGTTATTGGTCAAATCGGACTCTTTTTACTATCCAAACGCCTTGGGCAATTTTCCAGGATATGGCAATTCAATCGCTACGAGCCATTCAAGATGCTGAAACGCGAATGATTACGGATTTTGAGGTTACGTTTAAAATGCTCCGTTTTGCGAGCACTTTAAACCTGGCATTGCCGTTGTATGATGTAAATTATTATGACGGGCGCGCTGGCTCGTATGGTTCTACAATTCAAGACTCTGGGACGCATACTCTTCAAACATCGCCGACTTCTTTTGTCGGCAATTTGGCGTGAGGGAATTAAATGTATCAAATTCAAAACCTCACCAGTGGAGCCCGTCAGAAACAGAACCTAGTTTTGCCTGATGGAACTACTATTCAAATCAACCTGCGATTTTCGCCCATGCAATATGGCTGGTTTTTAACTTCGCTTGTGTATGGCGATTTTGTTTTAAATGGCGTTCGCATTGTTAACAGCCCAAATATGCTGCATCAATGGCGAAATAAAATTCCATTCGGTCTTGCCTGTTTCAGCGCCCATGACCGCGAGCCCTCTCTACAAAAGGATTTTTCTTCGGGCTCTTCAAAACTATATGTTTTATCGGAAGCCGAGGTTGCGCAATATACGGAATTTTTGAATGGACAAATTTAATCGTAATTTTAGACTTTTAATTCAAAAAAAGGATGGCAACACTCTTGAAGTTCGCCGTCCGTTTACGATTGAATTTGACGTTCATCGAAACAATTTCAGTTCGGCAAATGTTGCCTCAATGCGGATTTACAATCTTAGCAAGGAAAACCGCGCCTCAGTTCGCTTAGATCAATATGATTACGAAAATAAAAACCGGATCATAGAATTTTACGCTGGCTATGGCGACAATCTTTCTCTTGGTTTTAAAGGAAATATCACTCAAGCCTGGTCAGTTCGCGAAGGCGTTGATTTTATTACGCAGATCGAAAGTTTCGACGCTGGATATGCTTACAATAACGCAGTCACTGATTTGCAATTTCCAGAGGGAACGCTCTATTCCTCCGTCATTGATTCGCTGGTGAATAGTTTAAAAAACTACGGAGTCGAGCGAGGTGCCATTAGTAATTTTGAAGGGACCCTGCCGCGTGGGAATAGCTATAGTGGAAACACGACTCAACTATTGAGAGAGCTCTCTGGTGGCGGTTTTTTTATTGATAATGGAAAAGTGTATATGCTGCGAGATAACCAAGCTCTCGATTTGGCAGTACCTACAATTTCGGTGGATAACGGCTTGCTCGGAACGCCAACACTTGAAGAACAGTATTTGAATTTCGATATGCTTTTTGAACCAGGCTTACGGGTCGGTCAAATTATCAATCTGAAAAGCCAGAGCGCCGATCATTTTAATGGGCTTCATAAAATTATTAGCATCAAACATCGTGGTATTATTTCCGAAACAGTAAGTGGAACGGCGATTACGTCGCTGGGCTTATCACCAGGTGTATTCGTCACAATACCGGAGGGTTGATGTCGATTGAGTATGTAAGAAAAAAGGTCGATCCCACTCTTAAGGATGTTTTGGACCTTTTTCGCAATCAAATTTTTCTGGAGTTTAATTGTCACGCCATCGCGACAGTGAAATCTTTTAATGCTGAAAAACAAACAATTACGGCGACGATCAATTATCCGAAAACCTATTTTCAAAAAGACGCCCAGGGAAACTATCAACCTTTACCTGTGCCTTATCCTGTTCTCGTTGATCTTCCAGTTGTGGTTGTCGGTGGCGGCGATGCTTTCCTGACAATGCCAATTGTCGAGGGCGATCAAGCCGTTGTTTTATTTAATGATCGCGATTTTGATAATTGGTATCAGGGCGGGAAAAACGCTGAGCTTGCTACAAATCGAATGCACTCAATGGCCGATGGGATAGCTATTATCGGGCTTCATTCGCTGGCAAATCCCATTCCCAATTACGACACGACTCGGGCGACCTTGAGGAATGGCGAAACAGGCGTTGGAGTTTCAACCGATAAGGTTAAGATTTTCAATTCGTCCGATAGCTTGGGCCCTATTTTAGTTCAGCTCGTAACTGACCTAGCCACTTTTGCAACGGCTGTTTCGGCTGCGGCAACGGTAGGCGATGTGGCCACAGCGGCAACGACGCTTTCATCAAATCTGACAGCTCATCAAACCATTCTCAAACTGCAAGGACTACTCGAATGATTGTGCGAGCATTAGACGTCAATGGTGACTGGTGTTTTGGCAAGGGTCAAAATGACTACAAGCGAAACCAAGATCAAATCATGCAAACAATAAAAACTCGCCTGATGTCTTTTTTGGGCGACTGTTTTTTTGCGACAAATGCTGGGATCGATTGGTTCAATTTGATGGGCGCAAAAAATAAACTGGCCCTTGAGCTCGCGGTTCGCTCAGTTATTCTCAACACGGCAGGAGTTTTGCGGTTCAGAGGCGTTCCCTCGATAACACTCGACCCACGAACCAGGCTCGTTTCAATGCAGTTCGTCGTTGAGACAATTTTCACAACAAATGCCGTTTCGCCGCTATCATTACAGACATCATTTATTTTGACCGAAAGCGGCGATGTCCTAAATACTGAAAGCGGTCTTCCGATTGTAGGTGGGTGATAAATGCCGAATACGCTTGATGCTACTGGGTTGACGCTTAAAACCCAAGAAGAACTGATCCAGTATTTTACAGAAAAATATCAGGCTATTTACGGAGCTGATATCAACCTGGATCAGGATTCACCAGATGGTCAGTGGATGATGATTCAAATTCAGGCTGTTTTAGACATCCAGGATTTAATCATGCAAGTCTACAATAGCATGGATCCTGATCTCGCCATCGGGAACGTACTCGATCAGCGTGTGGCAATTAACGGGATCCAGCGACAGGCTGGGACCTATACGTTGACGAATGTTTCAATCGTTACGACTGCGGCTTGCAATCTTTACGGCTTGGATCAGGAGTTGGAGCCCGTCTATACGGTTCAAGACAATGCTGGGAACCAGTTTTATCTTGTAGCCTCAAGCTACATTGCAGGAGCGGGCACAACCGCGCTTTCTTTTCGAGCCAAAAATCCAGGCGCAGTTTTAACGGTTCCCAACACGATCACAACTCCAGTAACGATCGTTCTGGGAGTGGATTCAGTTAATAACCCGACTAGCTATTCAAGCCTGGGAATCAATGAGGAAACGGACAACGAGCTTCGCATTCGACGGCAAAAATCCGTCGCGCTTGCTTCACAGGGCTACCTCGCCGGATTGATTGCCGCATTGGAAAACCTGACGGGCATGAACTCGGTTTACGTTTACGAAAACACAACCTCCGTAATAGATGGCGATTTGATTCCAGGCCATTCTATTTGGGTAGTGGTTTCTGGAACGGCTGATTCTTCGGCCATTGCCAATGCGATTTATCAAAAGCGAAATGCAGGCTGTGGAATGAAGGGCTCGGAGACTTACAACATTACCCAGCCTGACGGCACGATCATGACAATCCGTTGGGATATGGTAGCTGCCGAAGACCTTTACATTAAATTTGAAGTTTCCTCGTTGGATGGTACTAACGATCCCGACTATGCGGGAATTTTGTCCGGTCTTCCGGCAAGCCTTATCCCTGGTGTTTATCAGCAAGTAAATATCAACGAGCTTGCAACACTCGTTCAGGATATTGATGCAAATACACTGGTCACAAATGCCGGATTTTCCACTAGCGCAGGTGGGACTTATTACAATTCATTGACGCCAACGACTAAAGCCGATCAGTTTGCGGTTTCGGCGGCCAGAATTATTTTGCTCCCGATATTGCTTACTCCAAAGGCTCCCAGCGTGGTTCATGCTCAGACCGAACAGTTTTCCGCCATCGGCGGCTATGGTTCGCTGACTTATTCTCTTTTCGTGAATAACTCGGGTGGCTCTATCAACAGCTCAAGTGGCTTGTATACCGCAGGAGCAACGCCCTCAGTTTCAGATACCGTGAGAGTTACCGATTCACTTGGAAATTATACCGATGTAATTGTGGCGGTAATATGACGACTACTGAACTTGCAGAGTATTATGCTGGCCTTTTAATCATTCAATACATTGGAAAATTAAAAGCCTATGCAACGGTTCGAGATACGGTTTATCCGATTCTCGTCGATCAAATGCCTTTGCAGGTTCAGGACTCTTTTGACATTGAAACAGCCGTTGGCGTCCAGCTCGACACAATTGGTAAATACATAGGCGCTTCTCGCTATGGTTATGGATTGTCAGGCCAGCCGATAGCCCTTGACGATGAAGATTACCGGAAACTTATCAAGTTGATTCGGATTAAAAATAACTCCGGCTCCTCTCTTTATGAGATTCAGCAATTACTTGCGGTAAACTTCCCAAGCGAAATTTTCGTGAGCGACAATACAGCGATGGGTTTAAACTACCTTTTGCTTGATAGTCTGGGAACGACCGACTTGCTGGAATTGATTGTGACGGGCGGCTATTTGCCAAGGCCGATGGCGGTTGAGGTTTCTGCAACAATTATTGCGACTCATGAATTCCCGTTCTTCGGTGTTAGGACTTACGATGCTGCGGCTTCGGGAGTTTCGCCGCTGAACTCATACGATCTTTACAATTTAACTTACCCGATGCTGACCTACGACAGTTAAGGAGCGACGATGGCAAAAATCATTAGGTATCACGAACAAATTTTCGGCTCGTTGGCAGCTACGAATCAGATTGCAAAATTTGGCTCGCTTTATGCGGGATCTCCTCAGCGCACTGATGGTGCTACGGCGACGCCTAGTTTTGTCGAGGCTCTCGGAAACTGGCTGACTGGGTGGTATGGCGCGGCGATTGGCGGGAATTCTCCCGCGATTGAAGACCTTAATGCCGCTCACTACGCTCATTCTTATCAAATTGCATACATCATGCAGGCGGGCATTGCTGAATGGATTACCGATGCGACTTATTACATCGGTTCATTAGTGAATGTCTCTGGCGTAATTTACATTTCCAAAACAGATGACAACCTTGGCAATGACCCAACTACCGATGGCGTAAACTGGAAACTTTACAGCCCAGAGCCCGTTGGTATCGGTAAGGATTATTGGGGCGCATCTCTTCCCGCTGGCTACGTCTGGGCGTCCGGTAAAACCATCGGGAACCCATCGTCTAATGCTACCGAACGGGCGAATGATGATACTTGGGATTTATTTTCGCTCTTCTGGTCCTCGGGCTCGGACACTACTCTTCCAATCTATACGAGCGCAGGCGTCTTGTCGTCGCGTGGTGTTTCAGCCGCCGCAGACTGGGCCTTGAATAAAGCAATCGCGGTTCCTGACAAGCGCGGGCGTGTTTCCGTTGGTCGTGACGATCTCGGAGGAACTGCGGCGAATCGAATTACTCTCGCTGGATGCGGTATTGTCGGAACAACATTCGGAACATCGGGCGGCGAACAAACGCATACCTTGACCGAAACCGAAATGCCAACGCATACGCATATTCAGTCCAGCCACAGTCACGGATCAACCTTTTGGATTTGGCGAAATGATTCTGGCAGCTATCATGCTCCTGGGCTTGTCGCCGGTCATATTCGAGATGCTACCGACGATTTCGGTGGCTCGGGTGGCGCTTACACTCAAAGGAACATTACAACCAGCGGGTATACGGCAACGAATGCCAACACGGGCGGAAGTGGCGCTCATAATAACGTCCAGCCTTCCATCATTTGTAACTACATTATTAAACTGTAAGGTGATCCGATGAAAAAGCCGATTGCAATTACCCTTTTCCTGACAGTCGCGATCGCTTTTGCAGCGTGGGCGGCAGATGTTAAAATTTCGGAACTGCCCGCTGGGACTGGCGCCTCTGCAACCAGCGCAGATGTTTTCCCATATGTTTCTTACCCGACCAAGGTCACAAAAAAAATGACCTTGTTCGACTTGGTGAATGTTCCGATTTTCCAAACGACATTTGTTAAGACTGCCGATCTAGGAACTTTAACCGAGGACACTTCATCGGTTTTGACTTTAACCGATTGGACGAATGCAACGGTCGGATCACCTAAAATTGAAGTAAAGCAGGCGACAGCCTTGCAGTCTGGCTACTTGCTTTCAAGCGATTGGACTACCTTCAATAATAAACAGGATGCCCTGACTTTTACCGCTCCCTTGGTAAATACTTCAAATGTTGTTACTTGTGATGCGGCGTCAGGCTCGCAGGCGGGATGTCTTTCCTCTACGGACTGGACGACTTTCAATAATAAACAAAATGCCCTGACATTTGGAAACCTAACAGACGTTGGAACGGATGGAATTTCCGTTACTGGTGGGACTGGCTCTGTCATCGGATCTGGCACTTCTATTAGCCAACACGTCGCTGATTCTTCGCACAATGGATATTTGTCATCAACTAATTGGTCTACTTTTAATAATAAAGCAAATAGCGGAGCGAACTCGGACATTACCTCGCTATCTGGAATCACTGGCGCTATTTCTACGCCTACTTATATTGACATGAACACGAGTCCAGGCGCGGTCACAGTAAGCGGTGGGCGATTGTATTGGGATTCAACTGGGACGCTTGCGATTGGGATGAACTCAGGAACATTCCATCAGAACGTAGGCGAAACCATTTTTGTCTATGGAAAAGCGACGGACACGATCACGGCTGGTCAGCTTATTATGCGCGATGGAGTTGTCGGAGCGTCCGGCGCGATCAAAATTAAACCTGCCACGTCTGGGCTAACAAATCCGAACGAATTGGTCGGCGTAGCGACTCAAGATATTGCATTGAATAATTTCGGGCGCGTTACCGCTTTCGGTTACTTGGAAGGAATTAACACGAGCGGCGCATCGGCTGGACAGACCTGGGCCGATGACGATGAATTGTGGTACAACACTTCTGGCAGCGGTTTGATGACCAATGTAAAACCATCGGCTCCAACGCAAAAAACTAGCATTGGAAAGGTAATCAATGCTGGCTCGGGCGGCTCTGGCAAAATGTTTGTTAACCTTGTTCGTGGTTCTACTCTGGGCGGAACGGATTCAAACGTACAACTATCAGCATCGCCCGCGAATAATTCTTTTATTACCTACGACTCCGCACTCGGATATTGGAAAGACGCAACGGCCTCAGCATCAACGGCGCTTCTCGATGTATTTACTGGTGACTCTGGCTCGGGCGGCGCGAAGGGCTTAGTCCCTGCGCCTGCGGCTGGAGATGCTGCGGCAGAAAAATTTTTAAAAGCTAATGGCTCTTGGTCGGCAGTCACTTCCGCTTTAGTTAATCCAATGACGACATTGGGAGATCTTATTGTAGGAGGAGCCTTGGGCGTTCCGACTAGGCTCGGTATTGGTGCAAGTGGAACAGTCCTTGTTTCAAATGGTTCAACGGCAAGTTACGCAAGCCTTAAAGGTAATTCTACTTATCTAAAAGCGCCAACGGTTCAAAAATTTACTTCTGGTAGTGGTACTTATACAACGCCGACAAATCCAAGTCCGCTTTATATTAAAGTTAAAATGGCTGGCGGTGGTGGTGGTGGTGCCGGTGGTGGTACGGCAAGTTTAGGAACTGGCGGTACAGGTGGAAACTCAACCTTTGGTTCCTCTTTGTTAACTGCTAACGGCGGTTCGGGTGGTGTCGGTAACGCCGCAGGTGGAGCTGGTGGAACTGTTACAGTAAATAGTCCGGCTATAAACGTCCATGCGATTGCAGGCATTCAGGGCAGCGCAGCCGGAACAACTTATCAAGGTGGGCATGGTGGTGTCGGTGGTGGCACTCCTCTCGGCCCTGGTGGTTCAACTGGTGGCTCTACAACGGCAGCGGCAAACGTGGGCATAGCTGGCACCACTAACACCGGAGCAGGTGGTGGTGGCGCTGGACATTTGTCGACCGGTGGATTTTCCGGTGGTGGCGGCGGAGCTGGTGGTTATATCGAAGCAATAATTGCCTCACCAAGTGCCACTTATGCTTACGCAGTGGGCGCGGCTGGTACTGCTGGAACTGCTGGCACAAGCGGCAACGCGGGCGGCGCTGGTGGTAGCGGGATTGTTATTGTGGAAGAGTATTATCAATAAGGAGGTCGCATGAAATGGATTTTAGCAATCATTTGTCTGTTTGGAGCTTCGGGCTGTGCTACTCACCTGATGCAAAACTGCGAACAGCAAGGCGCGAGTCAATACTATCACTGTGAGGCCGCTTACCTTCACTTCTGAGGTGAATCATGCTTGAGCTGGTGAAAGACTACTGGCCTGTCATGGGTGGTTTTATTTCTCTTACCGTCTGGCTAATTCGCCAAGAGGGAAAAACCCTTAACTGCGAGCGAAGACTCGATCACTTAGAAATGCAGGTCGATAACTTGCAAAGCGCCCTTGTTAAAGAATTGAACGAGGTGAAAACGGCGCTCGCTCGGATTGAAGGAATACTTCAGGGCCATCGCGAGGCCAGGAGGCCCGATGATTGACTTGTTAAAACATTCGATGTCGGCTTTACTGATCTCTCTGATCGGATGGTTCTTAAAACTGAAAGGGAATAAAATGGAAAAAGAAATTATCGGCGGCGATGTTGGTCCTGAAACCCATGTTGACCTAAAAATTAAAGACGGCGCGATTGTCGTTGAAGTGGCCTACAAAGGCACTGACGGATTCGCTACGGTTCAAGCTGGCCTATTGCCCGAGGCGTTCCTCGATAAACTGAAGGCCCTCATCCCTGGCACTTTCGACGATATTGCGATCGAGGCAACTAAAGCCGCGATCAAGTGACGAATCAGGAATCGGCAGACGCACTCAAGGAAGCGGCCAAAAAAATCGGCTCGGCGGCCACCTTGGAATACCTTATGGCGATTGCTCCCTGGGTGCGTTTGCCAGTCATTTATCAGGTCTTTAAATGGCTAATCGAGTTTATTTTATCGACAGCAATTAACAAAACAGAGCTTGGAGCGTTCTTCCTTTTCATTGACGTTAGAACCTCCATGCAGGGTCGAGAATTTATTGAAGCCGCGCAAAAAAACAGGCAGGCTCAAATGAATGGAACCCAAAAAGAAAAACTTACAGCCGAGCGCAATCTTATTGATAGTTTTCGTGCTTTTGTTCGCTTTACTTCTTAGCTCGTGCGCCTCCTCGCCTCCGGCCATCCCAGTTTGTACGGAAATCACTTTGAATCGCGCTTATTGTGTGAATACGATAACGAGCGATGAGTTTTACATCGATGACGAGCATCCTTTCAATGGCTCTACATATTGGGAGATGCGGCCAACGATGGTGCTTTTGCCATTCTCAAGCTGGATTGAGCTCAAGCGATGGATCATTAAAGAATGCGCGGTGACTCGAGCTTGCGATGAGGCTGTGAGCTCGTGGGATCGAACTTTAAAAACTGTTGACGATATTACGAAAGGAAAATGATGGGAGACTTTTTTAAAAACGCATGGCAACAGTGGCAGGATTTAAAAAACAAGCAAAATGCCTCGGCCGAACCCATGCCGCAAAAATCCGAACCAAGTAAGCCAGAGCCGGATTTAAATAAGGTAGCTCCTGTCCCTTTAAAAACGGCTGTAAAAACTTGCCCGAGAACTCCCGCGGAATACGCTGCAAAATACGCCGCAGCCATCGTAAAGCCCGACAAGCTAGATTATTGTAAGGCGAAAGCGAAACTGCTTGAAAGCTATCGTAAGAACTTTTACGAGCCCGTGGCTCAAGCTGTTGGCTGCCCTTGGTGGGTAGTGGCCTGCATCCATTTACAGGAATGCGGCGAGGATGTGGGAGTTTTTAAAGCGGTTTTACATAACGGCGAAAAAATCGTTGGGACTGGCAAAAAAACAAAACTGGTCCCAAAAGGGAAGGGCCCTTTCACGACTTGGGAATTAGCCGCCATCGATGCTTTAGGCGGGAAAAACGCTCTAGTAAAAAAATCATGGGACGTTGGAAGCGCCTTGCAGTTTTTAGAGGTTTTCAATGGGCTAGGATATCGAGCTCATGGAATTTCAAGCCCGTATCTGTGGAGCTATACCGATCAATACTCCAAAGGCAAATATGTTGCCGATGGTGTTTGGAGTGCGACAGCCGTGAGCAAACAACAAGGCTGCGCGGCCATAATGAAGTGTTTGGGAATTGTTTAAAAAAAGGAAAAAAAATGGAAGCATCAATTCATTGCAAATATGATCAATTATTAAATCCAAAAAAACTTAAGGATCATCCAAAAAATAGAAATAAGCACAGTGACAGTCAACTTGATCGACTTTCTAAACTTTATCAAAGTCATGGCATTCGGCACCCAATTATTGTTTCAAAAAAAAGTGGTTTTATTGTTGCTGGTCATGCACGAAAAATGGCAGCGCTCAAAGCGGGAATTTCTGCAGTTCCTGTTGTTTATCAAGAATTTGAAACCGATGAACAAGAATATGCATTTATTCACAGTGATAATGCTATTGCCGCATGGGCTGAATTGGATCTTGCTGGAATAAATGCAGATCTCGGCGATCTCGGTCCGGATTTTGATATCGACTTGCTGGGCATTAAAAACTTTACGTTGGATCCTGCGGATCTTCCCGTTTTCAATCATGAAAAGGGAAAGTCAAATCGCGAACGCTATGAGGAATACAATCCAATGACGGTGCGAAAACTAGAAGTAATTTTAAGCGAAGAAAATTATGGATTAGTCATCGATGGTTTAGATAAAAAAATGGAACGCGACAATTTAAAAAGCTACACAGAGGCAGTCGTTGCTTTTTGCAAAGAAGAGCTTACAAGGTGAAAAAAATTTACCTAAAAAAACGCACCGTTCAACGTACTGAATATATTGCCAAGGGAGCCGAGTTAAATCATGTTTCACAGTTAATTAGCGATCGAAATGTTGAGTTATATGATGAGGCAGATCCATCTAAACCTATCATCATTTTAAAAAATAAAAATGACTTTGGTTGGCTCTTCCAGGAATTGAAAAAAATTAAAAAATGGGACTCTGGTACTCGAAACAATGGCAACCGAAGCATTTCACGTGTTTATGGATATCAGCCCCGAATGCCTCCTCGTCGTCAGGACTATTGTTCGATGGCAAGATTTTACAAGGATTATCCTCAAATTTTTGATGATATTACCTCATGGATTCGATCAGCAGAAAAAGACTTCGAGGAAATTTCTCCTGAGCTTTATTTGCCACAAAAGGAACTTGTGCGAGGTTCAGTTTTAGAAGAATGGCGAATTGCAGGAACATCCTTCACGAGCGGAATTATTAATAAATCAAATCCGCTTGGATATCACACGGACACGGGCAACATAAAAAACGCTTGGTCGATGATGCTAGTTTTGCGCGCTGGCGTTGATGGTGGGCAGTTAGTAGTGCCAGAATTGGATGTTGCGCTAAGCTTGGATCATTGTTCACAGTTATTTTTTGATGGGCAGTCCCTCATCCATGGCGTGACGCCGATTAAAAAAACTTCTGCAGATGGCGAGCGCTTTAGTGTGGTTGCCTATAGCTTAAAGCAAATGTGCAAATGCCTTCATCCGGTTCAAGAAATTGAAAGAGCTCAGGTGCGAGCGGTTGCAGCTATGAAGCATCGTCGCGAGCTTCAGGAAAAGGCAAAAGAGTGAAAATTGCTTATCGGAGAATGTCTGGACCTATTGGATTATCTAAGTCTGAAACAGGGACAAGAGGACTTTGGCTTGAAAAGCGCGAGGCCTTCATCTCCGAGCTGTGGCGACGCGGGCATACCGTTGCCATTGTTAACAAGCTAACTAAACCAACACAAAACGAGCTAATAACTCCTGCGCCCGATTTAGCTCGAGTTTTTGAAAGCGATTTACTTTTTGTTGAATTTGGTGGCGGTAATAAGATTTTTTTTGAGGAAGACTTAAAAGCTACCGTTGAAATTGTGGAAAATTTTAAAGGACCAATAGTTTTTTTAAACGATGATCCCGATCTGCCGATGGTTTGGGATATGATTTCACAACAGTCTCAAAAAAAATTTGTTTGCTGGCATAATTCAATTCGCCCTGAGCTTTTTGGACGTGGTCTAAAAGTAAAGATTCCCGTCAAAGACTTTCCATTTTCCGCTTTGCTTCCCACTAGACCTCCGCGTAATGTTGATAGTTTTGACTTGGTTTATATTGGGCGTCCCGATGGGCGCGGGGCTGTAGTTCGCGAGCTTATCGCTGCTGGGATTGACTGGAAAATTTACGGCAGGCAAAAAGAATGGTGCGATTTTGGAGTGCGTGTAAGCGATCCTCCACCACAGGCCCAGCGTCCGGACTTTTATGCGGGTCAAATGGCCTCACTTGTTTTGGCAGATAAAAAGCATAAAAAAATGGGATGGCGAACGGGCAGGGCTTACCACGCGCTAGCAGCTGGGTGTCCGGCAATTGTTGAAAATGATCATGATGCTCTTCGCGAGTTTTTACGTTTTAACGGTGCGCCTAGCCTCAAGCCAATTATTGAGGCGCTTAAAAATCCATCTTTTCGTCAAGAAATAACGCTTCAACAACAAGGTCTTATGATTGAGCGCGATCGTCCAATTGTCGAAGAGCGATTCGCAGAGGTTGGACTTTAATGAAAATAGGATATGATTGTGATGGAGTTTTGGCCGAAGGTCCACCCAAAAGCCCAGTGCGCTGGGGCAAAATGAACGGCGAACAGCGTCAACAAAGGCGTCTTGATTTGCTTCAATTTTACGCCAATGCCCGACCAATTTTGAAAAACCTTCCTGGCCCGATTGCCGTCGTTATTACTGCTAGAAAAGCCACGCCTGAAATTGAAAGAATTACCCGCCAATGGCTTGAGACCCATCACGGCGAGTTGTTTTGCGGGCAACTGGAGCTTTTTAATGGTACGCGCAGCATTGAAAACGTAGTTGCATTTAAGGCGCAAAAGATTCTTGAGCATGGCTGCACGGACTTCATTGAGGACAATTTGCAGGTTGTACGAGGCCTCAGAGCGCTGTTGCCACGAGTTAAAATATGGCGTCTGCAGGTTCGACGTGGCGGGTTAATTGATCTAAGTCTTTAAATAGACTCAGGCGCAAGCCGTCAAATTGCATTTAATCAAAAAAAAACAAGCGGCATGTTCATTTTTAGGGCAGGATTTGAAAAGAAAAATGAAACCGCCCAGGCTTGCGCAAGGGCGGCTCATAAAATCACCGCTCGGAGTAGAAGCTCCTAGGTGATTCGCAACATGCCTTAGAAAATGTCGCTTGAATTAGTTCTAACGAATTCTGATTCATTCTTCAATTTCAAAAAAAGGTAATGCTGCAACGGTAGCCAAAAGCTCACCAATTCCTTGCTCGCTGCAATATGCGAGAAGAACGCAGGTAAACACTCCTGGGCCTACGGATTGGATCCGTAAAGCTGTGGCAAGGTGAGGGAAACATGAGCCTTCGAGGATTGAAAAATTGAAGGTTTGGTCAGAGTGATGCCTGGCTTGATACGAGAAAGTCATGTTGCGAGTGCAGACGCTAAGTCCACCGAGCTCTATTTAAATGGAGCTAAAGAGAAACTTATTTTGCATGGTCCGGAGGCTTACCCTGAGGCGAAATCAGGGTGCTAGGGACTTGATCCGCTAATCCTCGACCCAAGTTTCCATTAAGCAGAAGTGCGAGATGGAAATTAAGGTCGAACTATGCCCAGAACTTGAAACTTAAAAAGGGTTAAAAAAATGCCATTCGTTGAATCGGAGCATTGGATTTTAGTATCGGAGATTGATCGACGCCTTGTTAGTCGAAGAATTCAGCAAATTTTGCATGACGCTAGATCGGGCAAGTGGAAAGTGCCAAAAAACGATAAGCGTTTTTTATCACCAGGCGAAGCGATTCAAAGCGGACAGCGCGGTGAAATTGCTTTATCCCGCTACTGTGATTTGAAATGGGCAAATGAGTATGGCTTAGGAAACAATATGAACGGAGACTTGGAGTTTGGCATTGAAGTGAAGGCAACAAACTATAGCGATGGGAATTTATTTTGCTCGCAAAAAACTTTAAACGATTATTTGCACAGATCTGGGAATACGCCCATTGTTTTGGCCCGTACCGGACTATGGCCTGTGGTGGAGTTTTGCGGATTTATTTACGCAAAAGAAATAAACAAGTTTCCTTTTTATAGGACAAATCAACGGCACAATATCGGATATTTGGTCCCACAAGATAAGCTAAGAGCCATGTGCGAGTTTAAACGGCTCGTGGCTCATTGGAAGCTTATTTGAATTTTGATGTCGTTTTTTTATGTTTATTTTGGCTTTAGTGGAGTTCTTTTAAAGCGCCCTCAGGGCGGCGCTCAAAGCTTTTTGAGCTTAAAACAAAATAAAGTATTAATGAATTTCAAAAAAGTTATCATAACAAAATTAACGAGTTTATAAGCCTAAATAAAAATACTTTTTTCTCAAAAAAATGCGTTTTTTCGCAAATATTTTTTGCCTCAAAGTGAGAAAGCCTTTATTTTCTTTTTAAACCAAGTGGCCCTCCCGTTATTGGTTTTTATCAAAAAAAATACCTCCCTGGCATTGGTTGGTTGGTTGTTTCTTGGTTTGAAATTCAACCATCTGGTGCCAGGGATTTTTAAGGAGTAGTCATGTCTGAAGGAATCCGGTCTCTGAGCGACATTATTAACGAAGCGCAACTCATTATGGACCAGCTTTTTGAATCGGGCGGCGAAATCACGCCCGAAACCGAGGCTCTGTTGGCTGGTTCTAAATTAGAGCTCAAACAAAAGATCGATGCGTATGGTTTTATTATCGATCAATTTAAAGCTCGAAAAGACTACGCCATTGGAAAAACAAAAGAATGGGGCAAGGTCGCCGATCAATGCGAGCGAGCACTTGAATACCTTGAATCAAAAGTTAAAACAGCCCTGACGACTCTTGAGCTATCTGAAATTCATGGCCACGAATACACTTTCAAATTGCGAGCGAATCCACCTTCGGTCGTGGTTGAAAACGAAGCGGCCGTCCCTGGCGATTACATTGTTACTGAAACAAAAACCACGACTCGAGTCGATAAAAAGAAAATTTTGGAAGTTTTGAAAACTGGCGCGAGCATCCCAGGCGTCCATCTTGAACGTGGAATTAAATTGATTTCAAAAGTATCAGAGCGAAAATTGATCGGCGGTCAAAATGAATAAGGAAATCACGGTTTCAAATCAAATAAGTGAAGATGAGGTCCAGCTTTTAAAAGATACAGTCTGTCGAGGGGCCACAAATGATGAATT